GTCTCTGGTTTATGTCTCGTCTCATTATTATTGAATTGTTCGTACCACTCATGCCAAAGTTTGTTACACTCACAGTTCTTGACATTCAGATGCGGTTCTTTATACAACTCACTCCGATTGCAACGTGTCTAGGTAATCTAGAAGTTTGCGAATGTTGGCATCCTGATTTACAGTAGGGTTGTCAATCATTTCAGACATAAGAACATTAACTGCCTTCTGTTTTTGTTCTCTCAGTCTCTCTTTTTGTTCGTGATCTATAAAATTTGGTTCTTCCATTAGTCAAACTCTACCTGATCGAGTGGGATAGGATCTTCCCCCTGGGTGTTATATGCAGGAGGAAACATATGTGCTTCATAGAACATATTTAGCACCGATTCACACTCTTTGTAGAGATCACTACTGACCACAGTTTTGTTGATCTGATAGTAGCGAACTGCACTAAAAATCAGATTCTTTTGTGAATGAGATAATTCCATCAGGTAGTAAACTGCTCCACAATACAGGACTCAAGATCTTCTGCGAGGGCATATGTTGGTGCCTTGATG